TCCTCAGCAACTTTTGTAACAAGAACACTTGCACGCTCAAATCGGTTCATGCCAGCGTAAGCGTTATCTGTCTCCATACGCAGCTTGTGCATGGACTTGGCAAGACCTTCACTGCTTGCTGCGGCGGCGGCAGCTGAGTCTTTTTGTTTCCGTGCTGCGTAGTCAACTTTGTTAAGTGCCATAGCACTACGAGTAGCAGCTTGCTCAAGACTTCTTGAGCTGCCCGTAAACTTAGCGTGTAGTTCGGTCAGTGCCGCCATTTTCCATCTCCTTAAACTTAATTCGGGCCGCTTCCCACTCAGCTTCTGAAAACTTACCTGCGGGCGTGAGCTGCTTCTCTAGCTTCCGTTGTTGCCTGACTTTAGTGTCAAACTCCCACCAGAACTCTTGCGGGGACATCGACCAAAATTCGCTTGGCTGTATTCCCCACTCACGCGCCGCAGTATAAGCCTGCTTAACAAGGGCGACCCAGGTCAGTTTCCCTCGGAGCTACCTTTGTCACTGACTTCCTCTGGCTGCGGGCCAGCAATCAATGCCAAGTAATCCCCCGCAATCTCTTTGGCCGCAACAAAGCCAGCACTAAAAACGAGGTCTTGCAGGTCAACCAAGATCATTTTTGACCCCGATGCCTTCAGCCCGATTGCGATAACCTTAACCACGTTCTGGATAGTGAAGCGCCACTTAGGCTCATAAGCGATGCCCGCGTTGATAAACATAGACTCAAGGGCCGCTTCCCGCATGATGGTCAGTGGGTCGCCTACAGTATCCGCAATCTCAACGCTGGCTTTAAAGGTGGCCGCAAGAACTAACTCTTGGCCACCTAGATATGCTGTCATTTCTCTCATCTGTTTTTATCCTTATTATGCGCCAGGCACGAACGTAACCACACCGCTCGACATGAAGGTAGCGGTGAACTCAACCGTGCCATCATGCTCACCTGTTTCCTCGAAAGACGAGCAGAAATAGGTTCCAGTCAGTGTGCCAGTCGTAGTTGGCAGGTTTACTACAAGCGGCTCGCCAGTGATGTTTGCTTTCATCATCTCGGTGAGCAGGATTTGGTTCTTAGTGACGCCGCCGACTGTCGCCTCGATTGCGCGCAGACCTGGCTCGGCCAGCAATGTGCGCCAGCCACCCTCGTCGTCAGTTGTTACGTCAACAAAGTCGTTCGTGATTGTGTATCCACGAGTCCGAACCCCAAGGAGGACTGCGCCATCCCATGAGATTGTAAGAGCGCGACCAGATGCTACTGCCATTTTTAAGTCTCCTTATCTGTAGATATTATGCGCTGCGCGCGATGAAAGCAATCTGGCAGGTGTTAGTCGCGCCAGCTGAGTTAGTAATGCGAAGAATGTCGCCAGTTGCTGCGGTGATCGCACCAAAACCAGCGGCATCTGTTGATCCGAGGAACACAAATGAGGCGGGACGGATCGGCCCGATTGTTGGAGTTGTGCCGCCAAGGTAGCCAACAATCGGGTTTGTGCCGCCGCCGATTGTCAGGCTGGTTGTGTTGGCCGCGCCGCTGCGAGGTGCGTTGATGACGAAAAGCGCCACAAGCTCTACAGCCGTAATCGTCACACCAAAGGCGTCTGCAAGAACACCGCTGAGATCAAGATCAAGGCTTGCGCCAGTTGTGATTGTCCGCTCGTCAAAGAAAACGAGGTCAGCCTGACCAGCGGCTGTTCCGTTGGTTAAGCTGATGATTGCTTCCATTGTTGGCGCAAAGACTGGACCGCCGAAGTCGTTTGCGCCAACTTCGACTGCCGATAGTCGAGCAGTAAGTGTTGCAGATTGAATTGTCATGTTTTCTCCATTGTGATGCGGAAACGGCAGACGCCGTGCCTTGTTTTTCCATCAGCTTCCTCTATAATATCGCCAAACTCATAGAGGGAGTCAATGAAGTAGTAGCCAGCCGCAGACAATGTTGCCGCTTGGCGATTGAGGGCAGTGTAAAGTTCGCCAAGAATGGTCTTGACCTCTTTTTTGCCATTATATCGGGACCAGACGTGGATGGTCACTGTTGCAGAAGTGCCAACTGAGTCATCTGTGTCAAAAGGTGCGAGGGTATCGTCGCCAAGAACCACATAAGGGAAGCTGGACTCAGGCATACCATCGGGCTGGTTTGGCGGGCTATCGTAAATGCGACGAGTTGGCATTGCGACAATTAACCGCGCATAGACTGCTTGCTGAAGGGGATTGAAGAATATGCTCATTTGAGGCTCCGTTCAAACTCAGCCTTAAGTTTAACTTCGGCCCCCTGAATGGCCTCCTCAAAGGACGGAAGCAGGAATGGCCGCTCCTCAACATAAACAACCTTGCCGTTGAAACGGGAGAAGCCGCCGAACTCGAGCGTCGTTGCGTAAGAGAGGTTTGATCCTGCCGTTGCAAAACTTCCAGGCCTGCTTGTCATCTTTGTAAACGTGATGCTGTTAGCAAGCCGACCTGTAAGGTTTGCGGGCGGCTCGCCAGGGGCTGAGGCTTGGTGCGTTCTGCCGCCTACCTCGTAAATGCGACCAGATCGACCAGCGGTTCTAATCAGCTTTTTTGCCCGCTGTGCAGTTGACTGGGCAACAAAGTTCATAGTCCGCTCAATACTAGCATTTGCCTTGTCAGGCAGGTCAGCCAGTTCTTGCATAAGTTCTTTAAAACCGCTGATGTCAAGGGCAAATCTCATGCGATCTCACCTTCGATAGCAGATAGCCTAATCCACTTCTTTTGCAGCTCAAGGTCAATGACAGAGGTAATGTTGTAATAGCGGCCACGAAACAGTATGCGAGTTTCCGTAGCATTCCAGTAAGGCGCGTCGTAATCAGCCCCGCGAAACCTTACGAAGAAGTTAATGGAGTTAAGGGACTGAAGGCGGTCTGCCGTCCTGCCCTCAGAGCCACTGCCCGAAGTAACCATAGCCCAGACCCCGCCAAGCGGATCGGCAATCCAGTTCTCAGTCCAGCCGCCTTGGTTATCAGATATGCGAGTGCGGCGCTCAATAGTGATGAGCGTTTTAAGGCTGGCCGCTGTTATATCGCAACACTGAACCATACTTTATACCGCCTTATCAGAACCTGATAGAGCCATATCAGCTCTATCTTTACCCGCAGTGATAGCATAAATAGGAGCGTTTGTCAAGTAGAGATATTTTCTACTCATTATATGCCCCGAACCATGTAAGCTGCCACAGCATCTGCAGTCCCAGAGAGTTTAAAAGCCATCTGCATGTCGCACTCGCCTCGGTGGTCGTAATAGTAGGCCGCAAGAGTTAGAACTGCCGCCCGCAGGATAGGCGGGACTGAGATTGCAGTTGCACCGAAGCCAGCAACGTAGTCTATCTGCACCGCGTTGATGTCCTGCATAGCTGTTGGCCAGACCTGCCCAGCCTTGAGACCTAAGCGGCCTGGCCGACTCTCGATGTCAACAGTGAAGAATGTAGCTACAGTTATGACTGTTGCCGTGCCAGCTTCGTTATACGTGCGGACCTCTGAGATAGAGCTAAGCGGATAGCGCGGGAATGTTACAACTCGCGGACGCCCGCCCATCAATTCTGTAACAGCGGTTTGCCGAACTCCGTCCCACCAAGGCTCGTAATATCCTGGCCAGTTGTCCAGAGTAAGTCGGTAGGTCTGATTGATGAGAGCAAGACCTGACATTTCTTCGATAAAGTTGCGAGCTTGCGCTATGATTGTATTTGCCTCAGCATCGGAAACAACGCCAACATCGGCCTTGATCTGTGTGCGGAGTTCTGCGGCAGTCACAGGCTCAATCGCGGGTGCTACGATCTGCCTATTACCTCGATGTGGAAATTGTTCATAAGCAGGTCGTAGCGCCATCTTATTTCTTCCCCCAACGCTGGAAAATTGCGCCAGAGATACCGCCAGCGGTCGTAACGCCAATGGCAGCGGTTGCGAGGTCGATAGTTACAGTCATGGCTTGCTGATCCAGCTTTACGCCAGGAAACAAACCAATCAGCGGGGCTAGGAAGTAAAGCGCAACGCGCAGGTAAGTCATGTTCATTTCATCACTCCAAGTTTTTGAAGAAGGGCTTTTGTCAAGCTGGGCTTTGCGTCCTTAACCATAGACCGCAGAATGTCGCCAACTTTTCTCGCAGCGTCAGGAGCCGCCATTCCTGGCAGCCAAGTAATATCCCACTTTCCGCGCTGAGCAATGCCAAGGTTAGGCTGGACCTCAGCGTGAGTAAGGATTGTTTCGGGCGTGATTGGGATAGAATACTGAACAGAAAGATCGTATACTAGCTTTACAAAGGCCGCAAGCTGCTTTTCAGTAATCGCAGCTTTACCTGTCGAAAACGGTTGCTCGACAGCACCAGCCATAGCCGCAAGTGCAACGCCGATGGAGTCAGAGTTGCATTTAAGCGTGTGAGCCGCGTAGCCGCCATCTTTATCAAGAGGACTAAGATTTGCTTTTACGGGGAAAAACCCTGTAACAACATTACCTTCGCCATCAACGAGGAAATGGTAGTGCGTTTTATCTAGACCTGAAGGCTTATAGTGGCCCGCAGTCCAGTGCATGATGATCCTTTTCACTTAATCATTCCTTTGCTAAAAAGCCAAGCAACGCCAGCCCCAGCCACGATCCAGATAAGTCTTTCAACTATTTGGTAAACAGCGCCACGGCCAACTGTGATCTTTTCAATCTCACCCAAGCGCAGGTCTAGGGAATGATTTTGCTCATCTTGCCGATCCATGCGTTTGAAGAGCGTTGTCATGCGTTCTTCTACGCGCGCCAAGTCTGTTACAACTTTTGTCAGTTCGTCAAGTTTAGCCTCTATGCGATCTAGCCGTTTATCTTCCATTGTATTTTCCCTAAGCTGCAAAGGAGGGCCGTTAAGCCCTCCCTCATTTCATTAGGTAGATGCCGTGGGAGCAACGATGGTTGTGGTCGGTGCCTGCGCAGGATGGCCGAAAATACCAACAAGGTTGATAACTGCGGCAGTTGCGGTTGTGCCAGTGGTCAAGCCACGGACATAACGCTTCTCGCCAACATAGCCGAGGCCGTTGATGAACAAGTTGTCGTCAGTGTCAGAAGTCACAGTGATGGTGCGCAGACCGCCGCTGTTTGGCACAACCTCAGAGTCAGGAACATCAACAAAGTCAGTTCCTAGTGTGGTGTCCGAGTGCTGCAGCTTCATGGTGAAGCCAGATGCCGTGCCAGCATCGGTGACTGTGCCAGTCTCAAGATAGACAGTCAACGAGCCAAAGCCGCGACGATCAAAAAGATCGGAGGCGTTTGCAGTTGTGCCAGAGAGGGTTTGGCTGGCCGCACGGGTCAAGCGAGTGTTAGAAAGTGAGTCGCGCATGGCTTTACTCCTTAAGCGCTGAGTGAGGCAGGATCACCTCAAGAAAGAGAGGGCCATTATCGGCCCCCTCGATTAGTAAGTTATGCGGAGAACTTTAGCAGCTTAATAGCCTCGAAGTTCACAACATCGCCACCGCAGCGCTTCGTCGTGTAAAACTTGACGTAGGGCTTGGCGGTGTAGGGGTCACGCAGGACGCGAACGCCGAGGCGGTCAACGATCTGATAGGCTTCTGCCATGTCGCCAAAAGCAACAGCCAGCGCGCCCGTGGTCGTGTAGTCAGGCATGTCCTCGAACGAAGCCGAAGGGTAGCCAAACAGTGTCGAAGGTTCACCAGCCTGAACAGAAGGCTGCCAA